CTATCTGCAAGGGAATGAGCGAGTTCCGGTGGGCGATACGGCCAAATAGAACCCATCACGATCGGTAATTTTGTAGATTTTTTCCTGCGTATTAAGTCTTCTAAGTTGGATATCGGTGAGCATACGCCCTCCGGAAATACCGTCAGGAACTGTGCGCCACATAGAAAATTCATGAATGCACATAAATAAAAAACCCTCTGCAAAAACAGAGGGTTGTTTGAAGTTTTACCTGTTCATGAAAACTGAGGAAGGGTTATCGGCTTATTCCCACTCGATTGTTTATAGTTAAATTAAGCTACTGATATACATAGTTTTTTTAAGGTAACTGCATTACACCGTACCGTTTTATATACCGTCACCGGGAAGAAGTGCCCCGTTTCGTCAGGGAGTCGTACTGCCGTTCGCAGGTGGCCCCGGCTTCACGGTATCCCTCAGCCTCTTCTGCTGTTGCGACGTAAGCTCGATTGCTTTCTTCAAGCATGTCGGCAAGCACACCGATGATCTTGCTGGCTGGCGTGCCAGTGGGGAAAGCTCCGGTATAGTGTTCTGCAAGTTGCTTGGTTTTGTCAATCTCGGCGCGCAGGCTGCCAGCAGCGGAATTAGCAAGCTCAGCATCAGCACGCGCAGCATCGATACGGTTTTGCGCTTCACGTTCAATTTCTGTTTTCTCCTGCTCTCGTTGAGCCTTAGCTTCATCATCAGCTTTTTTCTGGTCTGCCTGTGCCTTCGCGTAACCGGCATCGTATTGCTCCTGTCCGTGCTTAACCCAGGCGATCCTGGTACCGGCTACCAACAAAGCCAAAACCGCCAGCAATGCCAGCGGTTTCCACCATGCCTTCAGGATGGCGATCATGCTGCGGACACTCCCTTGCGGATCGCCTCTGCCCCGGATGCGTCACGCCAGAGCCAGGACTCAGCCGCCCGGCGGCGTACCAGTCCTTTCAGCACCCGGCCGCCTGATTTATTCCAGCGAGCGAACTGCGCCAGCGCCTGGTCGTGCCGTTTGTTGTTCACCATCTCCAGTAGCGTGGAGTTCTTCAACGCATCAAGGCCGACGTTGTAGGAGAAAGAGACCAGCGCGTCGAACTGGCCTTGCTTGAGGGAGATAGTGACGAGCTTATCTACTCCCGTCTCGAACCGTGCGAGATCGTCAAGCAGCACAGCATCCGCCTGCTTCTGAGTCCATGCCAGCCCCGGCTTAACCTCCCGCCCGGTGTGGCCCCAGCCGATAGTCCAGGGTGATCCGCTGAGCTTCTGCCAGTCAGGAACCTTGCGGTAATCGCGCATAGCCAGTTTTCTGGCGGTGCATGCCTTGCCCAGGGCGCTGCCGGGATCCGGGTATGCCTCCAGCTCGCAGTCTTCGAAATGCTTCATCACGGCCAGGCCGTTACTGGAAATCTTCATGGTGTGGACCTCTGGCTATCTTGAATATTTGTACGACGTTGCCCTTTGTCTTGAGCATTGCCGCCAGAAACACGCCGTTCAGGATGACGTCACCCCAGTCGGCAGTGTTGTAGTGGCCGTAGAAGGTACGGATCGTGATGCTGGCAGCCACGACGATAACCAGGTATGCCAACCAGCCACCCCACCAGCGGTGGCGTGACCCCTCCCGGCGGAACAGCAGCACCCTCAGCGACAACACGCCGCAGATGATGGCGTTGGCTACAAGCAGGAATTCATGGCTGGTCATCGTCCCCCCTTTTCGGCAGCATTTGCCCCGGATTTTCGGAACGGTGATACAGCCAGATGCCGACCCGCACAGCCACAATGCTCGCAACGAAAGCGCCGGCGGAGAAAACTATGCCGGTTTCGAACGAGCTGGCTGTAATGGTTGGGATTAGGCTGAAAACACCGATAATGATGGCGGCGACGGGCTTGAAGAAGAGAAGTCCACAGACGAACGAGAGGAGCGCCAGCAGGAGCCTGCGCCGTATTGGATACTCAACCGCTGAGGTAACAAAGATTACCGCCCCGGCCAGTGCGCCTATCGCCACCTCCGGAGGGACACCTACAAGCCATGCCGTCAGCGCACCGAAGCTAAGCCCCTGATTGATCCCGGAGACAGTTAGCGAGGCCGACATGGTAGCCACCGATTTTTGTGCATATAAACCCCCCTTTGTGTTGGTGGTTACATGATACACAATAAACCGAAAACGGATAATATTACCTAAGATTGCTCTTAACAATGTTACCCGTAAGGTGATAAAGTAATGTTTTATAATTTCCGGATGAAAAAGTGCTTAAGCTATTCGCAAAATACACATCGGTCGGCGCAATTAATACACTCATTCACTGGGTTGTGTTTGCCGTTTGCATTTATGTTTTTCATACCAACCAGGCTTTGGCAAACTTCTCAGGCTTTGTAGTGGCTGTTAGTTTCAGTTTCTTCGCCAATGCCAGATTCACTTTTGAAACACATACAACAATCGGGCGCTACGCGCTCTATGTAGGTTTTATGGGATTGCTGAGCGCTGTCGTTGGATGGACAGCAGATAGATGCGGCACAGCTCCAATCCTGACGCTAATAAGTTTCTCCGCCATCAGTCTGGTGTGCGGTTTCATCTACTCAAAATTCATTGTCTTTAGGGATGCGAAATGAAAATTTCTTTGGTAGTACCCGTCTTCAACGAAGAGGACGCAATACCGATTTTTTATAAAACGGTTCGGGAATTCGAAGAGCTAAAAAAATATGAAGTCGAAATAGTCTTCATCAATGACGGCAGCAAAGATGCGACAGAATCAATAATAAGTGCGCTTGCAACCGCTGATCCGCTAGTAGTCCCCCTGTCTTTCACGCGCAATTTCGGCAAGGAGCCAGCGCTGTTCGCCGGGCTTGATCACGCAACAGGTAACGCGGTTATCCCGATAGATGTCGACCTGCAGGACCCCATTGAAGTCATACCTCATTTGATTGAGAAATGGCATGCCGGTGCAGATATGGTATTGGCTAAGCGCTCAGACAGAACAACTGATGGTCGTTTGAAGCGTAAGACTGCTGAGTGGTTCTATAAGCTGCATAACAAAATCAGTAATCCGCAGATCGAGGAGAATGTTGGCGACTTCCGTCTTATGTCCCGCGAAGTGGTAGAGAACATTAAACTGCTTTCAGAACGCAATCTCTTCATGAAAGGCGTGCTGAGCTGGGTTGGTGGGCGCACTGATGTTGTTGAATATGCCCGCGCCGAACGCGTGGCCGGTAACACTAAATTTAACGGCTGGAAGCTATGGAATCTAGCCTTAGAGGGGATCACGAGCTTTTCTACATTCCCACTGCGCATGTGGTCCTATATCGGCCTGTTCGTAGCGGGCATGTCATTTATATATGGGGCATGGATGATTCTGGACACCATTGCATTTGGCAACCCGGTGCGCGGTTACCCTTCTTTGTTGGTATCAATACTGTTCCTCGGAGGAATACAGTTAATAGGAGTCGGCGTGCTTGGTGAGTACATAGGAAGGATTTACATTGAAACCAAAAACAGACCTCGCTATGTTATTAAAGGCAGAAAATAACCATGTTTAAAAACATAGACTTTGATTATAAGCTGTTTAATGCCTTCTTGATTTTAGGCGTAATATTTGTTCTGCCAATAATCATAGCAGACTACTACTACATTGATGACCTTGGGAGGTCTATCGTTGGTTATTCTGGATGGTCCAGCGATGGCAGGCCGGTAGCCGATATGGTAATGGAGACTCTTGGATTCGGTCTTCCACTAACTGATATATCTCCAATACCTCTAATCCTTTCCATTGCTACGTTGTCTTTATCATGCACTTTGCTGGCAAAATCTGCTGGTTTCAAGAGCAAAACAGCGGCTGTAATATCTCTGTTTCCAATTATTGCCAATCCATTCTTCCTTTCAAACTTATCTTATAAGTTTGACTCACTCACCATGTCATTAGCAGTATTGTTCTCATGCATTCCATTCACCTTTAGATGCATGAAGGCCTTTTCAAATGTTGTATTGACAACGGCATGCATTATAACATCACTTTGCCTATACCAAGCCGCATCTAATGCATTTGTAATCCTGGCAGTGTCATTTTTCCTTTTAGAGTCATGCAAAAACAAAGGTTGCATACAGGCAATTATTTTAAATGCGGCATCATTTGCGATAGCATATGCAATATATCTTAAGATAATTGTCCCACATTATGTGGTAGGGGAATACAGCACTGGCCATAGCGATGTTTTACCATTGTCATTAGATAGCTTAGATAGTATAGCTAACAACACAGGAATGTCTGTTAATCTAATAAAGTCATTTATGGCTGGTTATGCAGGCACTATGTTTTTGCTGTTATTCACTGTTTCTGTGGTTTGTATCATAGTGATTGCGATCTGCTCTTTCATTAATTCAAAAAACATCAAAGGATTATTAATTTCCCTGATCGCCATCTCATCCCCTGCAATCTTTTTCCTTTCAATACCAGGAGTTGTTCTAGCGCTAAAAAACCCTGTATTGATGCCAAGGGTGTATATAGGGTTTGGTTTTGCAATTGCAGCCTCCATGTCCATCATATACTTCACTTTGTGCCGTTTCTTCAAACCATTAGTTCTTGTTATGGCAGTTCCAGTTATGTTCCTGTTTTCTTTTGGGGCGACATACGGAAACTCGCTTAAAGCTCAAAAGGAGTTTGATGCATTTGTTTTAAGCAACATTTCATCTGATATTAATCGGCTAGGTCTTTCTGGGAAGAAGTATATTGTGGTTGATGGGTATATGCCTAAGTCTCCAGTTACTATGTTGGCCTATAAAAAGTATCCTCTTGTTGAAATGATGACTCCTGGATACCTTGCTGACGGATGGGTGTGGGGAAACTCATTAATGCATCACTATCTTATTACGCAGACATTCCCAGATCAGGCAAAGCAAGAACAAATCAGAAGGGAAAGGTGTACGCTTAAGCCCTTAACAGAAAATAATATATACAAAATTATGTCATTTGATGATTATATCGTGTTGTCTTTTGTAAAGACATGCTAGAAGAGTAGGCGGATATAATATCCGCCTTATCTTAGAGAGACTTAAACGCTGCGCCTCCAGATAGATTAGGAACATCAATAATAGACCCAATGTTGAAAACTTGTGTATTAGCTCCATTAATGTACCCGATACTTTGATTAGACAACGATACGTCCTTTTTAAGATTGCAGTTTATTATACTTACACTAAAGAATTTGGCGCTAGTACTTTGTATTCTAAATATTGGTGTTGATGCAACCTTTGGATTTTCTTGAACAATTTGCCCTTGATATGAATTTATTGTTATAGACCCGTCGTAAACAGCAAAATCATCCATTATTAATGTTAATCTTTCACCAGATACGCCTTCTGAACCACAACCGTTCATTGTAATACCATGAGGATTAGTAAATCGGTATGGTGAGGCCTGTGTTTCTGTAGTTCCAGACATCGGCCTAATGCCATCAGCAGTGCATGAGTTCATTGTACTGTATTGCATTGAGTCCAGCATGAACCCAAATTGATATCCTGCGACACCAACAAGAGTAAGAACATTAGATGTACCAGATAATGCGTATACACCTGTTCTATACCTCGAAATCTGAAAGCCACAATACTGCCCCACTCCTAATCCTAAGAATTGCAAGCTTTCAAATGTATTAGAGAATACATCTTCTCCCCAGAACCCAAAATTACCACATTCAACTCGCATATTCTTAAATTGTGACGCAGCAACTTTACCAGCCCAAATACCATACGCCACTGCATTCTCTCTGCCAGTTACCCCTTTTCTTCTTAGGGTGAAGCTATCCAAAGTGGTAAGTATCGCATAATTAGTAATATCAGTTCCGTCAGGGGAGTAGACTTCCGGCAGAACACAAATGAATGCATCAACAGTCACACCTGTAGAAATTGTATAAGGAGCATTTGTTGTTTTCTCAAATATCGTTTGGTCTCTTCCTTTACCTATTATACCAGACCTTCCCCACACAGGAATGGTAGAAGATGTTTCAAATATCCCTGCCCCTGCATGTATTGGTACACTTTTATTTTTCCCATAACTCATGGCTGCAATAATGGCTGAAGTACTGTCAGTTATGCCATCTCCTTTTGCGCCAAAATATTCAATATAAACATCGTCGTATTGGATTCTGCACCATGCAAATGAGCCTGAAGGCGGCACAATTGTCATCCCCCCATCATCGACAAGCGATCCTTTTGCTACAGCCTGGAAATAGCCGCCTCCATAATGGATATCCTCAATTGATAAGCTTGCCGCAGATACAACATAAACCACATCTCCAGCCGACTCGGGAGGGAATGCACGAAGTTCATTTAGGTTTAAAAACCTTCCTACTGCATTGAATCCATCAGTGGATTTTATAGATTTAAGTGTCTCCCCAACCGTGCCATCAGGATAATTAATAGCCGGGTTAAAACCTGACAATCCGGCACCAGTTGGCTTTGCCATCTCTATCAGCACATCGGATGCTGAACCCGATGGAGGGAGAACGACAATGGCATTACCGGAGTTATCGAAAGCAGGCATTTTATTCCGGCGATCTTCAACACCAGGCAATTCATTGATCGGTTCTGGCACTCGCAGGGTTCTGTTGAGGTTGTTCCCGGCAAGCGTATCAACATAGTTCTTTGTCGCTGCATCCTGAGGGTCACGTGGATCCTTCACATTGCGGATGTAGTTGTTAAGAGCATCGTACCAGTTTGCAATGCTGGACGGTTTCCGCAGCGCCAGACCAAACAGGCGAGATACTTGCTGGATTAACATGGTCAGTCGGTCGAAAACATCTTCATGCGTTTCGGCAAAAAACTTGCCCTGGTTTCGCAAATCAGTGTCCTGGGTGATCTCCAGTTCCCGGACAATCGATATCCTCCAGTCGATGGCAAGGGGAGCCATCAGAGTAACGTTGCCTCCCCGATAGCCACCGGCACCGCTGACAGTGTAATCAGTGTCCAGCGTCAGGGTTGTTACGTTTTCATTCAGGTCAATGACCTGGACTACCAGATCCGACTTACTAAAAATCCTGAACTGGTATGGGAAAACGGTGGTGGTGCCGTTCCCGGTATAGGTATTCTCGTTAACTTCGGTAGAAACCGTCATGGCCGTTCTCCAGATAAGCAGCGCCCGTCGCGGTGCCTCTGGTCATTTTATTACCTGAAAAAACTTATATGCATTAAAATGATGTAAATTAAAGAACTTATTACCTTTTGGGTAATTCATATTGCATGCTGGAAAATGAAGCCCACATCTGATATATGTATATATATACAGTATTTATGCGGAGGGAGAGCAATGCGGAGGCGGTACCATCACCCGTTGGAACGAGGTTTTTCAGAGAGGATTCATACACCGGCAGGGGTCAGGTCGTTGATTGAAAAATCTCACCTCATGGAATTATTGAGAGAACTAGAGAAAGACGGGCACAACGTAGCTGGCGCATCAGCAGAGTTAACAGCCCTCCTGAACTACGCATCCGCCACGCACATGACTCTGGCCGAGATCCAGACACACATCGATTACTGCACTCTCCAGCTGAAGAAAAATATAGGATAAAAAAAGCCCGCATTGCGCGGGCTGTGACATGTCACGACCTTACTAATCCTGCCAACTCCAGCAGTCTTCTTAATCCTATAATCAGCAGCGCTACACCGATCCCTAAGAATGTCAGCACCAGGATAAAGTCAGTTGAAGTAAGTCTCGTTGTATCGAAAAACAGGATTGTGATACTGGGCCACAGAAAGAAGGTCAGCATCCCGATATAGACCAGAAAAAATTTTGCCTTCTCCATCGTTATCTCCCTAACATAAATTGTGATGGTGGGACCAGGAACTCGTTGCCCTGTTCGCGCTCTACCCGGCGCTGGTAGCGCTCCAGCGAACCGGGATCCAGCGCATCCTGTATCCTGTTCAGAATCAAGCCATTCATCGCTGTACGCAGCCAGAACACGTTCAGGAAAGGCGTGTTGTCCAGGGTGGTGCGGTACCAGTCGCCAAGGTCTGCATCGCCGCGTGTAGTGCTCTGCAGCAGCGTGATGATGCTATCGGCATTGGATGCCGCCGGGCCCATCAGGGAGGTTACCGGCCCTGCCCCCATGCGGTTGACTTCGCCAAACATGAAGTCGCCAAGAATACCCAGTCCGCCGCCCTGCGCCGCCGCAGCGAGGAAAGTTTTTGCGTCTGCCGGGCGCGGCGTCTGTCCCTTCAGCAGCAGCTTAGCCTGCATTGACGTGTAGCCAAACAGCGTCGCCCAGACGAACAGATTAGCGGCGCCAATGAATGCGCCGTTGCCATTACGCATCAGCGCGTTGGTCATAGATGTCGTTTTCGACTCGCCCAGCCCGGCCGGTGTATAGCCGCGGCCAAACACCTCGCGCCCCAGCACGTTCTGCATGAAGCTGGCGGTAAAGGATTTGTACTGACCGGCGAAACGGATCGCCTCCCCTGCCACGGTTCCCGGAACGGTCCCCATCTTCATAAATGCCTGCGTACGATCGCCAGGCTCCGACATAGCAATGTTCAGGCGGTCGAGGACGTAGCCACGCAGCTGACCTTCCAGCTGGTCGCGGGCATCGGCTATCGCGCGCTCGGTTGGCTTCAGCCCTTTGCTCTGCACATAGCCGGAGATCACATCGTCAGGCACGCCACGGATGCCGCTGGTCGTCATGAACTTACGGCCTTCGCTTTCGGCCATGTCCATGTGGCGGAATATCTCCCACTCACGGTCTCCAATGCCGTGCAGGTCCAGCACCCGGCGTAAGTCATCCGGGAGCCTGGCGTGCGCCTGGTCGGCGTTCTGCGCCAACCAGTTTGTGATCATCATGGCGTTGCTGTTGCGCCCGCTTTCCGTCCAGAAGTTCATCAGGTTGTACTTGAAGAAGAGCTGCTGTGCGCGGCCCATTTTCCCGGTCAGACTATCATCGCCTGAGATACGGCGGATGATCTCCTGCGTCATTGCATCGGAATAAACGCCGATCGATGAAAGAATTTCCTTTTGCTCAGCACTGGTATAGCGGGTAAAGCGCCCTTTCATCGCCCCCAGCACCGCCTGCATGAAGTTCTGCCCCTGGTATCTCATCTCCGTAGCGGAGATAGGCACGTCGTTGAATGAGGAGATCACCGCGCCGCCGAGCTGGCTCATACGCAGCCAGCCGCGCACGTTAGCAGATGCGTTGGCCCAGCCCACGCTGCCGGGAATGTTCAGGGAGCCATCCACCTGAGGCATGACGGTGCGGTTAAGCCTGCGGACTTTTGTCATGTAGTCGGCCAGCGCCGCCGGGTTGCCGGACTTGCTGACGTCATCGGCAATTGTGTCGGTCAGGTACTTAAACATATTGCCGGGGTTTGTGCCCAGTACCCGCATCATGCCCGTGTTGCGCGCTGCGCTGTTCAGGCCGCCAAAGACGGCCTCTCGCAGGCTGCCGGTGCCGAACTGCTGATTGTACTCATGCCAGGAGATACCGTCTTTAAAGTGCAGCACGCGCTCCTGGCTGGCTCGCCTGGCGGCGTTTGCCGATCCCTTGAAGCCGTTCATCCAGTCCGGCTTCTCAGACGTCAGGTGCACGCCGGAGGCCAGGCCGTTATAGACGTTGCGCATAAACTGATCCCGGTCATTCACACCATCGAACGTGCGCTCATCGAGGCGCGGCAGAATGGCGTTGCGCCAGGCGTCAAAACCAGCGGCCCGGATTTTCATGATGTCGTGCGACTGCCGAACGATATATCCCGGCTCTTTGCGAATCCATGCCCCGGCCCGGTTCTCATCGATGCGAGCCGACTCCTGCCACTTCGAGATGATCTGCGCAGCGGACACTGACTGGCGTGTCATGCCGTCGGTAGATTCACCGCGCCCGATACGCCACATGGCTTCGGCGATCTCCCGGTCGTTGCTACCGCTGGCGATAAACTTCACCAGGTCAGCGCGGTCGAAATCGTAGTTGATCCCGGCATGGTACTTGCCGCGCAACTGGGCTGTCTCGGAAGATACAGAGCGGCGGGAGCCGGTGCGCGCATCGTTTCGCCCCACCAGCAGCGCTTCCAGACCGATATCAGGGCGGTCTTTCCATGTGGTTCGCAGCTCTCCCAGGCGTTGGGCAGCGATACGGGTATTGATAGCCTTGTTGCGGGCCTCTATCTGCTTCGCCAGCACGTCGGCATTACTCAGCTCCTCAGCGGCCCGCAGAGCAGCTTCTTCGAGAGAAAGTGCCTCATTGCTGGCCATAATCCGTTCAGTGGTATCGCGCATGTCGCGCACCAGCGACTCCATTTCATCAGGTGACAGGTCACGCCCGGCGGCGGAGTTAACCGTGCGCTCACACTGCGTTAAAAATTCATTGGCTGCCATCAGATCCCCCGGTTAATCATACAGGCGGCAAAGGCCCGGAAAGCGTTGCTCATGCTATTGTCGCTGGCCTCGGCACGAATAGCATTGAGGTTTTCGCGCATCGTGGCCGCCAACTCAGGATTATCGACGGCGATATCATCCAGCAGCGCGTTGCTCAGGTTAAATTCGTTATCGAGGTCGGCAGCGGCGGCGGTGACTTCGTGATCTGCCTGTTGGGTTTCCCGGTACAAGCGATCAGCGGTTTCGCTTACCGGGCGGGCAGTTTCATCAACCTGCCGAACCGGGTTCTGTATGCGTTGAATGGCGCGTTCACGCAGCGCCGGGGTATGCAGTTCATAGAAAGGCTCTACATCCGGGCTGCGGCCTTCCATCATGTGCGCCAGCGCAGCGCGGTATGCCTGCTGGTTAACCGCCCAGTCAGCTTCTCGTATAGCCCCTGCGGCGGTACGAACAGCGCCGGCCACTGGCGACATCTGCATGCCGTCTCGGATCTGCTGAGCACGTTCTGCGATACGCACTTTCAGTTCATCGGGGATCTCACCCTTATTAACCTGAGACTGGCGGCCCCGCGCCTGCTCGGCGGCAGCGTTCTGCTCCAGCGTATTGTTGATCTCGTTGTTTCGGGAGGTGAATGCGTCCTTTTCAGCCTGAATATCTTTTAGTGCCCGCGCCCGCGCATCCTTGAACTTCATCCGCTGAGCCTGGTAATCGGTGGTGCGCTGCTGCACGGTGGCGTCCAGCGCATCCGCCTGGCGCTGGTTGGCTGTCAATTCGGCGCGCAGATCAGCCACGTTATCTATCTGCCCTGTCTGTAGCTCCCGCTGCTGCGCCATATACTCCGGCACAACATCATCATAGGCCCGGCTGTATGCGTAGTTCTCCGCATCCCCGGAGATGGCCGCAGCCAGATCTGAATTCGCGCCGCGCTCCGGTATGTTGACGCCTGCCGGAATATTGTCAGGAGTCACCACCGGCGTTGGCTGCGCGTCAGGGGTAGGAATCGCTGTTTCTGCGGCCGCAGAAACAGCTGCGCGCCGTGGGCGCACCAGGTCGGATATCACCCCGCCGCCTGCATGCATCAGGCCGCCCGCCAGCGTGTTAAAAAACGTGCTCTCCAGTGCATTGCCGTAAGTGAAGTCATCGCCGTCAGCAGCTGCTGCCATTGCGGTAAACGGCACAGTCGCTACTGCCTGCGCAGCGCCCAGACGGGATCCGGCAACAAAGCGCTCGCCAAAACGCCCCAGCATGGATGCTGCACGCGCCTCACCGGCGAACGGCACAAATGCCAGCGCCACGTTGCCGGGGTCGGCCATTGACCCAGCCAGGCTTGCTGTAAAGTTAAGCGGCGTTGCTACCCACCCAGACGGTGCAGATGCGGCGATCTGCTGGCGTGCCAGCGAATCCTGACGCTCAGCAACGACGTGATCGAGAAATGCCTGGGTAACGCCAGTCTCCGGCACGTTGATACTCTTCACGCCGTACTGCTTCAGGCGTTCATCGGCATCCGCTTTGCTTACTACCGCAGAGTTTGGATCGTTCGCAAGCGCATCAGCCTTTGCGAAGCGGTAGCCGGACATAACTGGCCCCTCATCAAACCCCTGCTGAAGGGACGACAGCAGCGATTCACCCAGGCCGGATGGAGCGTTGCCGATTGGCTGGTTAATCCCCAACCCCGGATCGTCGGTATAAATTGGCATATTATCGTCCTGACTGCTGGCCGCCCTGGAAGATGTCGATCAGGTTATCGCGTTGGCTTTCTGCGTTATAACCCTTCGACTGCCCGGGCGTGTATTTAACAGGCGTATCGGTGAATTTCAGTAGGCTGTTCCACGTTGAGCGGTTAGCTGCCCCCAACTTAGACAGATCCTGGAACGACACGGAAACCGGTCGGCCGTCCGCACCGTTAACGATCAGGCCGTTGAGCATCAGGGTCAGCCCCGTCTCGTTGCTGTTCGTGACCCACTGCGCAGAGTCTTTAATGCGTGACAGGCTCTGCTTGCGGTTAACATCTTCAGGCAGGCGGGGATCGCCCACCAGCGGCATGATTTGCTCAGCGGTCAGCGCCTCAAGGTATTTCCCGGCCCCGTCGTTGACGTCTCGCAAATCTACCCCGGCACGGTTCGGTAGCCGCCATGTGCCGCTGGTCTGGTACTGCTCGCCGAGAATATCCTGATACGCCTGCTTTGCAGCGTCAGAGGCTGACATGCCGCGCTGCATGTTGATGTACGTCAGGCGCTTGCCCTGCTCGTTGAAGTTATTCCAGACGGCAGTGCCGCCTGGCTGTACCACCATCGTGCTGGCGAAGTCTTTCGCCTTATCGTTCCATGATGAATCAGCGCTGTCGGCGTCGGTTTTCTCAAAGCTGCCGCGTAGGTCTGAGGTTTTAACGCCGCGGTTCTGCCAGAGGGCATTAGCAGCGCGCGGGTTCTCTGTGGCCATGATGACCTGCAGCGCCGGATAAGCATTTTTCTGCACCTGCTGCATGACCTGATCGGAGTATTTCCCGAACGACTGCGACACCGCCTGAATGGCCGTAACGCTGGATTCCTGGTTGTTGTCGATGCGCTGCAGCAGGTTATCGATCATGGTATCCGGCAGCACCTTTTTGCTGTTGATGCCCAGGCGGTCTTTTTCTGCCTGGATGCGCGATACCAGATATTCTCCTGACTGCTGATTATTCTGGTACTCGGCAAACGCCGATTTAACGACTGGGGAATTTTGCTGGAGCCAGTTGCCCGGGTCGGCTTCACGGGCCTTCTGCACCTGGTTTAATTTCGCCTGGGCAGATGAATAAAGCTCAGCTTTGTATTTGAAATCAGGATCCGACTCTTTTGGCATTATGGCCTGTACGGCAGCTATTCCCTGCTGAGCGCTGCCCTGCACAATAGTCTGGTAAACGGGCTGCAGCGTCATCGCCTGCTGGTACTGCTGGTAGGTTTTCTCCATCTGCAGACGCTCGGCAGGAGCAGCCTGCAGCGGCATCACCGCCGCCCATTCACGGGCAGAAATCGGGGTCACCGGTTGGCCGGCTTCCAGTTTCGCGAGATCGTCCTGCATGCGTCCCTGAATAGCCACGCGCCCGGCAGCGGCCTGCATATCGTACAACCCGGCAACCTTACTCATCATTTGCGATTTTTTATCTGGGCTCATGGCATTCCAGAAAGGCTGACGTGACAGGTTTTCCATCGTTGCCGAACCTGGGATTGCGCCAGCGCTACCGGTGACCTTCGCCACATAGTTGCGCGTTTCTTCGTAGGGAATAGCGGCCGCGAACTGGGCATTGCTGATCTGACCGGTGCGGGGATCGCCAATTTTCTCCAGCCAGCCATCGACAGCACCAGGGCCTGCGTTATACGCGGCCACCGCCAGCACGGGATTATTGTCATATTTCTGCATCTGCGCGCCGAAATATGCCTGTCCCAGTTTCGCGTTATAGCGGGGGTCGTTCATCCATTTATCGCGATCCCACGGCACACCAGCAAGACGTGCAGCCTCCGGCCCGGTGGACTCCATAACCTGAGCGACGCCGACGGCACCTTTCGGGGAAACCAGCGGAGCACCGTCTTTTCCATACTGGTTACCTCCGCTTTCCTGCCAGATCATCGCAGAGAACAGCTGCGCCTCGCTGGGGGTGTCGGTCACCTCAATTTTGCCGTCCGGGCCAAGCATCTGCTGATACATCGGCGTGTACCATGCCTCCGCTGCGCCGTTAGCAGCATTCTCGCGCCATGATACCCAGTTCTGCTCGATCTCTTCATCGCTCTGACCGTGGGCCTGCCCGTAAGCGATGATGCTCTGATAAGCTTTTACGCCAGCCTGATTTGCCATTTCAGGATTGCGGAACTGAACTGAGAGGTTTTTCAGGGTGGCATCCTGCATCCCCGCCTCATACTGACGAACCTGCCCTACTTCATGCCGCCCGGCCTGTGTATTGAATGCCATGCGCTGCTGCTGCGCCTGCTGCAGGAAAGCAGTGCGTGCGTTTGCGTCCGGCAGACCGGCGGCGATCTCTTCAGCCTGCTGATCAAACTGCTGGCTGTATTTCTGCGCCTGCCCGATAACATTCTTTCCCTGCAGGGTGAGAAATCCCGTCTCCGGATTGTTCATCAGATCGTTGCTGATAGCATCCAGTTTCAGGCTGGCTTCCTGCGTCATAGCTACGTTAGCCCGGTTTTTGGCATCGGCCAGCACACCAACAGCCTTTTGTCCGGCATCAGCCAGGGCATCACCAATATTCGGGGTATTAAACGACGCGATTGCCGGAGCATTGACGCCGCGGCTTTCTACCTGGCGACCTGTGACGGTAGGTACGACTGGCATATATTTCTCCTTATCGGCCAGCAGCTGAGATCGGGGCGGAATTTTTCTGGGTGAACGGATTCCATTCACCATCAGCCATTTTGTAGGCGCCGTACGCCTGCAGCGGAGTGGTCAACAGCGTCGACACCGCGCCTACGGTTCCCTGTTGCTTAGCGGCTGTAGCCTTATTTTTATAGTTACTGGCCTGCACCTCGAATCCATATGCTTCACGCTGGGCATTATTGACGGTAGTCAGCGCATCCAGCTCTCCAAACTGAGCGGTATCACCGAAGATATCCAGCGCGCTGCCGGTGCTGATATCGGCGCCGTTAGCCGCGGCGGTTGCTATCTGCGTGCCCAAGGCCTGACGGTTACGGCGACGAGCTTCATCAGCTGCAGCGTTGCCACGGTTGATAGAATCCTGGGCCTGCGCCTGCGCTGATTCAGCGTTAGCACTGGCCACAGCTGCCGCCTGACGACCGGACTGATACTGATTAACGGCAGAAAGCGCCCCGGCAGCAAGAGACGCACCAGCGAGCGCGGTAGCTGGATCACACATTATTTTCTCTCCAGGTGAAAACGATGAAAATTAAGACCCGCGATGCCGAACGGCGCGGCGTCCTCCAGTCGGAATCCCAGCCAGTGCAGCCACGCCTTGGCGACGTGGTTACGCTCATCAACATAATTTTCAAGATAAGGGTAAACAGACAGCATTGCATTGACGACATTGCGGCAGCGGCGCAGGAAGGTGCGCTGATAGCGCTCCAGATCGTCAGTTCCCACCAGCCAGGGCGTTCCGGTACCGCCAATCATAGAGCCCGGCGCCACGCCGAATATGGTTACTACCCGGCCGTTAATCAGACCGGCGCAGGCGAAGGTCGATATTTTCAAACCAGTCAGCAGTACCTGCTCCGGGGTGGATCCGTTGATTGCCAGAAACTCGTCAATATCGGCCTGGCGCACATGCGGCAGCATCTCGGCGATATGCGCGGCGGTGGCCGGAACTATGCGGGCATCTATCATCAGTGGCCTCCTACCGTCAGGCGCGGGATAACGGCCAGAACAGACAGCGGCAGCGGGTCAGACTGGCGAATATAGACGCGCCCGTTTTTATCCCAGTTGCTGTCGAGCTTGACCTCCACCACGCCGGTGGCGTCTGCTACGGGATCGTCGTAAAACTCAAACTCCCGCTGCGGGTATTCGTACAGGTGGTCGGCATCAGTGCCAGCGAATATGCCGCGGCTCGCGTTCACCACCAGGCTGACCGATGGGATCAGCTTCTTCTTGTCCAGCAGCGTTTCCTGACCGTTGATATTGATATCCAGTGTTTCAAATTCGGCGGTTACCGGCAGCCCGATATGGATCACGGCCCCGGCGTTCTCCAGCGTCACCGCGCCGTTAGTAACGACTTTCTGCGGCTCAACGTTAGCATCGCACAGGATGTTTACTGTCTTTCCTTCAAGATGGGATAACCCTGTAAAGGTCTGGCGGGCCATCTGCCAGTTAGCGATCGCTGTGTTGCGCAGGGCTGGAGGGATATCCCGGCTCGCCATAATCTTGACGACGCTCCCGCTCACGTAGCCGGAGATGTTACAACGAAGCTCTTTATCCACTGCATTGCCGTCATCATCGGTTTCGGTGTAGGGGATCTGGATCTGCGAGCCGACATCCGCCTGGGTAAAATACGCTGCACCGGTAACAGTCAGGGTCAGTTCGTCCTGGTAGCTCCAGTTATCCACTCCGCCGGTGATCTTTGCCGTGCGGGCTGCATCGCTGTTACGACCGTCATAGCTCAGCCCGCAGTCAACGAAAAAGGCGTCCTCTGTTTCGGTAAACAGGCGGCTGGCCAGTCGCTCGATATAGCGAACCTGCTGCCCGTTAACGGTGCGACTCACCACGAAATACACGGCATCCTCGCCGCCCTCACTGATCGAGCAGGTAGACTCAAATTTGCCGTCTGTGGGCTGTGGCGCCCATGCGAAAACCTGCTGTTCACGCAGGTACGTCAGCGCAAGCAGCATGCCGTCGTCACGTATCGCCCAGGCAGCGCTGTACGGCACGATGGTGAAAGACCAGTCGACTATGCTGTGTTTCTGGAAAAGGTGATTAGCCAGGATGGTCAGGTCGTTGCCCTGGTACCCGTCAACGTCAAATGAATACGCCAGATCCCTGACTGTGCTGCCCTTCTCCTGGATAAACAGAGCGATGTTTGCCACGGCGATTGGCGGCACGTTGCTGGCCCCGTTTGACCCCTGGGAGCTGAAGGAGAACGACGAAGGGGTCAGCGTTTTATTCTGGTCACCGGTCACAACAAACTCACCGCCTGAAGTCAGGGCCACCAGCGAGCCAACGTCAATCAGATGCCGGATCTCGTTCACCTGCCGCCCGGCGTAGGTGTAGATGATCCGGTCATCGTCCTGGGTAGGGTTGCTCTTGCCAAAGTCTTTATAGTCGCCGGTACGGCTTCCCCAGACGGTTTGCGGGTAGGCAGTAGAAGCTGCGAAGAAGAGGCGCTGCTGATAATACACGACGGTGCCTGGGTAGCCGTTGGCGCTGTTCCAGGCGAATCTCGCCCATTTGTAGCTTGCTTTACTGCTGCCTACTACGTTCTCAGGGATGCGAGAAATAACAGTAGCATTTGCAGAGGTGCCTCCGTTAGCGACTGAAGTTACCCGAACGATACCAAACCCGCTGTGAAGATACTCCCACAGGATCCCGGTGTCTCCATCACCATCACCTCCCCATCCATCATAGGAGGATCCCTCTGTATGTGACGGCCTGAGTGTTCCCGTTTTGCCGCTGGTACTGGCCCGGTAGTAGTTGCTATCAGCCCGACGGATATCGCCAACTGTGGTCGCTTTACTGGTCTCCCATACAGGGACGGAATCGACTGCCGGCTGCTCCAGATAAAACAGTTTGCCGACCTGCTCAGCACCAAATATGGCAGCGTTAGACGTCAGCACAATGTTGCCGGTGGTGGCGCTGGCGTAGACCGTGGTAGCCTCGTCAACGTTGATATCTTCAAAAGGCCCGTTTTTGGTCTCCACCGCCACGATCTGCCAGTTGTCGTGTGCGTACCGGCGCAGCTCCATCGGCGGATAATACGGGTGCACCAGCGTCAGCACGTCGGCGCTCTGCGTGTACTTGATGCGGCTCAGATCCTGCTCGTTGTACGGCATAGGCAGCTCGTAAATAACGTTGCTGCTGTTTAGCACGTAACCGCCGTCTTTAATGACGCGCAGGTACTGGTGCCCGAACTCCAGGACATACGTCTGCACCGTAGAAAACTGGAACGGGATCAGGCGGCACTTCATGCCAGCGTATTTGGCCGCACCGATGAAGCGCGTTCCCGGACGGTTTTCTACGCCGCCATACTGCCGGACGATAAAGTTACGGCACTTGCGCAGGGCCACGGCGTATTTCGCCATGTCGACGCGACCATAGAGTGACGGGCCGATCTCACCACCGGCAAAGCTCGGCTGGATCCAACTGAATGGCATTAGCTTAACCTCGCGTTAGTGAATTCGCTCTCCGGCGCTACCGGTTCCTGAGACTCGTTCATGCTGTGCGTGCCAGCGCTCAGGATCACTCGTGCGTACATGTTCAGCGCGTTGTTGCCCAGGGAGGCGTCGCCGGTCAGCTGCATGTTGATGGCGGCCGCCAGACGCCACGCCAGCGCCTCAACGAAGATAGCGTCGAACATGTTGACATCCGCCACACGGGAAACGTACTTCAGCCAGGCGCTGGGCTGATCGGTGTAAATCAGCTTTCCGGTACCGGCATAGTCAACGCCGACCTCATACTGGACGCGCATTGCCGCCGTCGGGTATCGGTGGCCGGGGACCATAATTTCCGTGATACGCAGGCAGTCTGTAGGGTACTGGTATGCATACTGCCAGTCCGGGGGCGGATTTCCCGTGTCAGCCAGCGCCACACGTTTGGTAGCAAAGTTCCAGTCGAAGTCCGCCAGCACCGAATCACGGCAACTTTCATAATGCAGATCGCACGCCCCGGCTTCTTTGCTCTGCTCGTTCAGATTGTTGATGCTGCGGCTGTTGCCGATGTTGCTCAACGCAAGGTTGCAGATCTCGATGACGGAAGGCATTACGCACCCCCACCGTACAGCGTTTCGGCTGCGCCTTTCTGTTGCTCAGCCTGGGCAGGAGCCATAGCCATGTCAGTAATTTGCAGGCTGGCATCGTGGCGGGTGCCCTCTTCGGTTTCACGGGAGGAGGTGCTCTTGATGATCGCACGGGCGGTGATCATCACTTCGGTGCCCACCGCCTGTGGCGTGGCACCAAGTTTTTTCAGCGTCTCGTTGTCCAGGTTGATGCTCAGGCCACAGGGATAATCATCGCGGGTCTGCGTTTTACCGCTCTCATCCTGGTAGGTGTCGGTGCCGCTTTTCAGGTTAACCAGTTCCATACTCTACTCCTGCAAGAAAGGGGCCGAAGCCCCTCTGTTTTACCCGCGAGGCTTAAACGCCCAGTTCTTTGCGCTTTTTGGCAATACGCTCTTTCATCGTTTCCGCCTTCATGTTGCCCGGCTTCTCGTTGAAAAGTTCTTCGTACTGCTGGCGCAGAGAGGCTTCGTCATCGCTGAAAGCGCCGTTCTCGTCGACATTATCGTTATCAACCCCATCATCGTTGATAACGGAGGCGACAGGAGCTGGATCATCATCGACAGATTTACCACGCGTTTTCTCAGCCTTCTTCTTCGCAGCTTTCGCGGCGTCGTTAAGCGGCTCCAGAGCACTGCCTGGCTCGCCTTCGTACTCCACCTCTGCGCCTTCATCCAGCAGTTGGTTGCCGATGAAAGACAGGCGCGTGATGCGGTAGCGTGCGTTTTCCTGTGACATTTATCGCTCCTTAACCAGTGATGCGCGAGCGGATCGGATAGTGGTTGTTGCCGTCCACATCCAGATTGATCCCGGCAGTAAAAGCGCCGGCGGTCAGCGGACCGGTGCCTACGACGTAGTTAACGCGCAGATAGCGCTGCACACCCTGCGGCACCTTCTGCGACACGATGCGGCGGCCAGCAACCAGTGACGCCAGCGCCAGATCGCCGCTGCTCGTCAGAGTGGTCCAGGTGGAGTTATCCGGGCTAGTCTGCAGCTGTACGTTGACAGTCGCGGCACCAGCTGCGGTCGCAGTGGCGTTGGTTGTCACCCAGTACTCCAGCGGCTCGCCGACGCCAATATCGCGGCGCGTGCCGTCGATTGGCCCCAGATCAATGGTGTCCGTAGATGCAGCCGATGCGGTTACCGCCTGCGCCTCAGAGAACATCAACAGCTTATCGTTGATCATCTTCTTATCTCCTTCAGGCGGGCACGCGGCCCGCCGGGTTAATGACAGGCGTTATACGACGCGCGCTTCGGTTTCGAGCAGCACGTCAACTTCACGGATCGGCACACCACGGAATGCGGTCCACCAGTCACCCTCGGTCTCCTTGACGCTCAGCGCCAGGGAGTTTTTATCGAGGGATTGCAGGTCGAGAGCCTGAGCCACGGTGCGGTTCATGTAGAACACCGGCTTGCCCATGCCACGGTTAGGAATGCGGTGCAGCGCTTTGACCATCTGAGAGACGATGTTTGCAGCGCTCGCAGGCACAGACAGATCGCTCACATCGATATTGGCGATGCGAACAACGTAGCGCCAGTCACGCAGGCTGAGACCGTTATCCCATTTGTAATGGGTGCGATAACCCTGGTAGCGGCCACCATTAGCATCGGTCAGGGTCTGCTCACCAAGGTTCTGCATTTGCAGACCAGCTTTCTGCCCTTTCGGGAAGATTCCGTGCACGGTGTTTTCGCCCCAGACCACCAGCCAGATGGAGGTGTTATCGGTGCCGGTACCGCCAGCATCGATGATGTTCTGCCCGTTGCCAGCTGACTTGCTGGAGTAGCGTGACGACAGGCCCATGAACTGCTGAGGGTTAACGCTGGTATCGCCATAGAACAGCGTCTGAGCCATTTGCTGATTCATGCCTTCCAGGAAAGCGCGATCCTCAGAAAGACGGAACTCATTAGTGTTACCGTTCAGGTCAGCCAGCGATTTATCGATCTCGGAGTAAGTCTCCAGCATTCCGATAGAGTCCGTGATCTGTACGGTGGTGGACTTGCTCGGCTGCACGCCATAGTTCAGCAAGCGCCAGGTTGCCTGTGGCAGACCGGAACGCACAGTCGTGCGGTGGCCGGTTGGCAGGTTACCTTCAACGATCAGCATGTCCTGCAAAACCGGGTTGGTCTGGGAGAGAAGTTCGGTGATTTTATCGATCTTCCCACCCGCATCTACGCGCTTACCCCAGTCTGCCAGCGTCAGCGCAGTTAAGCCTTTAACAGCCATGTTTATTTCCTCTCTTGATTAGCCATAGAGCACTTGGGCCGCACTACGCTGGCCGTGTTCGTTGCCGGTCAAAACCTTGTCCTCGGACATGGCCTGGCCGACTTTTACGCAGAACTTAATCAGGTCAGGGTGATTACCCAGCCCAGTCGAGTTCAGGTATTCTTTGAGATCCGGCGTGCCGAAGGTCTCCAGCGCACGCTGCGCTACGCCGATGTTGGCAGTGAGCTTATCGCCGCCGATCTCTTTATCCGCTTTAACGTCAGCTGCCCACTGCTCGGTAGTTTTCTGCCAGGCTTCCGCCTGCTGCTTCTGAACCATTGGCAGGATCTGCGTACCGTACAGGTCGACCATTTTTTGGGCCTGCTCGTTGGTCAGATTCAGCTCACGGGCGATAGGCTCAAACTGCTCCAGTGCTGCGGCATCCAACTCCTGGCCTTCGGCGGCCTTGAACTCGTATTTCTCCGGCGCGCCCTCAGGCTTCTGCTGTTCCTGCTTCTTCTCGCCGTCCGGCTTCTCCGGATCGGCTGCAGGCTTAGCCGGGTCTTCCGCTGGAGGCTCATTACCTGCAGGCGTCGAGGGATCAGCCGCTGGCGCGGGTGCATCACCACCGCCGCCGGAAGATTCAGGTGCTGGCGCTTCACTCATCAGCGCTGACTGGAATAGCTTTCTGAACAATGCATTGCCCATGTTGATACCTTTAAACGATGGTTAAGTTGGTCAGCACACCAGCTGTAACAGTGCTGGTCACTTTGCGGTTAGTGGTGCCGATAGACAGCAGCGAGTTGTTGGTCACCGGCACGGCGTTCTGCACCTGGCCGTTAATCAACGGCGCAACAGTCGGGTCGAGTTTCAGCACCAGCACACCGTTGACGATCGAGAGTTTGTGCGTGCCAGCAACCGCCACCCCTGCGCTGTTCTGCACCGTGACGGCGTCACCATCTGTTAGCAGTTTCTGGTTGCTGTTAGGCGTGGTTGAGTCGCCCATCACCATTGCCTGGAAGAAGTCATATCCACCGCTGGCGTTATTGGTGTTGCGGATCTGTACCGCGCCATAAGGCTGGTAACCCTGCGCCAGCAGTGGCGGGATCATCGTTTCCAGCTCGGCGATGGATGAGGTACGCACAAATTTGATGTCGGTGATCGGCATCGCTATTTCTCCTCGTTGGCGTTGGCCTCTGCGGCCATCTTCAGATACTGATCAGGGCAGGCGGACATGACGCGCATGAACAGCGCCAGGGCGATGTTGCGTTGCCCCTCGTTGAATGCGGTCACTGCCGGGTCTACAGCGAATGTGGAGCCGAAAACCTTGCCCTGCTCCAGAACTGCCCAGACGACGCGGCGACCCTGCTCGGTACCCATGACCTGCCGGATATCTTCAGCGTCACGCTCAGCGCGGATCTGCTGGAGCTTCACCTGCTCCGGGCTTGGCTGATCGTCGTCCCAGGTGTCAGTCATTGCTGGCCTCCTGCTGCACCAGCCAGCGCGGTAAGGGCGCTCGGCTCGCTGGTCTGCGTCTCGCTAAGGGTTTTCGCACCCTGGGCGGTGGCCTGAGCCATAGCGGCGGCTTGCGCATGCTGCTGCTGCTGAGCGCGTTGCTGGCGAATCTGGTCAACCTGCTCCTGCGGAAGGATGACGGTCGGCGACACGCCGGACATTTCCGCGTAGGAGTCGATGGCCTCATCGATGTTGAGCTTGTCGAGTGCCTCCGGTTTGACCTGCGCCAGCTGGCCGATAAATCCGACGGCCTGTGTCAGGCTGCTGAGGCCGATAGACTTCTGCGCCTGGGCCATCACGGAGATGTATTCAATGCGCAGCGGCATGCCCTGCATAACTTCCGGCGGTGGCGGCAGCATGTTCTTGCGAGCCATCAGGGAGAAAGCGCGATCGATGAGCGGGTTTAGTGCCTCGTCGTTCAGGCGCTCCAGCACCGGCCCGAGCATCAGGAGCTTCTCTTCCTTCATCTCGATCACGGCTTCCACCGGCATAGAGCGGGTATTGATGCTCTGTAGCATCCGGAACAGATCGACGAAGTAGCAGCGGTCGATGATCTGTCGGGTGTCCTGGATGTCGGCAAGGAGGCCGGACATATCCGGGTTAACCTGGTACGCAGGGCGGAAACTGTCCTGCTGAGTCATCTGGTCGATGTAGGTGATATCGCCTGGTAACAGGGACACGCGCTGGTTCTTCAGAGATGACGGGCCAACCATCGGCGGGTTGGTTACCTTGTCGATGATCTGGCTTTTGCGCTTCTGCTCCAGCTGCAGGGCTTTGATCTGTCCAAGCGCGGTCATGCCAGGGCATTTGCTGCCGTAGACGTCCTCACCGTTGACAGTCCAGCGCGGTGCGATAATAGGGAACTCGTCGAAGCCGGACTCTCGCAGGAGCTTGTCGCCGTCGCCGCCGACTTCGTAGTAAACGGATTTCCATGGCTTGTTCTTCGAATCCATGCGGCCGGTATCACGATCAACGTTCGGATAGACGGCGTGCATGACCTCTACCCACTGCTCGTAATTCCCGGCTTCCCACATGCCCTTAACGGACAGGCTGACGTTGTCCTTGCCGAACTGCATCACCAGCTGGCGCACGGTCATGCTGAACTTGCGATAGCAGGTGTCGACGCTTCCGCGCGCGGAGTTAGCCAGGTGATAGCTTCCGATCGGGAATGGCACGGTGCGGATAATGTCGTCGTCGTCTTCTAGAACGGCCATAGCGCCGGTGCTGTAGTTGCCCAGGCTGGAGTAAAGCAGCGGCAGAGACTGGTACAGGTTTGACTTGTTGAACATATCGTTCATGCGGTTCTGCACGGTCTCAAGCCACACCTTAACCGGGCCATAGTCCATCATGTCCGGATCGGGAGTAGCCAGGCGGAACCACGGACGCGCCGGGGAGGTGATGCCGGACATCATGCCACTGGAGAGCGTATCAGCAGCCAGAGAGGCGCTTGGGTCAACGATGCGGGAGTTACGGCGATCATTGCGGTTGGCGTCACTGGTGAGAAAGCGGGATCCGCGTGGGTCGATGAACTCGCTCAGCTCGCGCCAGTGCGACACGAACGAAGCCCGGTCGTTATCCAGCTGCGCAAACTGCTTGCCGAGTCTTTCTTTCAGTGATTCCGCCATCTGCAATCGCTCCGTTACTGGCCGAGCAGCGTCTTGCCGCTGGTATTAGCGGTGGAGGTATCGCCCTGCGCACCGGTCAGCAGCGTGGAGTTACGACCTGATGCGGCGCGGCGGCGGCGGGTTTCCTCGTCGCGTGCGTCAACAACGGCGGCATCCTGCTCCTGTGGGGCAGCCTGAATCTCTGGGGCGGCGGTGACTTTAGGTGTGGATCCAACGCACATGACATAACTCCGGCGGGCTTAAATTATTACCAATTTAACCACATAAGAATTATTTAGCGTAGGGTATTGACAGTTAGCGCCTCAATTATTACCTTTTAGGTAAATAAGATACACATCAACGAATGACCTTTAAGCCGGGTCGTTAAATGCAAACGGCGGTGTGTGTTTTATTTCGGTGTATGGCACATGCGCCGATAGCGGTCTGAAAGGTTCCCTTGGTATTTCATGCCCTGACAGGTAGCCGGAATGTGCAAGCCTCGTCTCATAGCACGAACCAGCGATCCACCATCGCGGCGATACGGTGTGACACCCGGGAAGAGACCGGGGCAGCCATTCACGTTAAGCATCTGGCCGGGTGCTTCGCGGGACTGGAAGAGTTACCACTTGGAGACGGTCCCTTTAAATGTCCTGGACAGTGGCGGTTCCGCACCGATAACAGCGGCGACAAGATGATGCAAACGGCAAAGGTCGTTAAAACTCGTTAGGTGCTGGCGTGGCATACGCGACACACGTGATAGGACGTGAATGCCGTAAGGGGCTATAACCCTTCAATCTCGTTCCGGGCGAGTTCAACCCGGATGACAGCCGGAAGAGACGGCACACAACGATGATGACTTTCTGCACCATCCCTTTGCATTCCACTGAATGAGTGCATCGGAGAGAGTCATCTTCGTTGTGGTGAATAAGGCATGTGAACCGGGAGGCTGCCGGTTTGCTTTGGGGCATCTGCGCAGAGTTGTCATGCTGAATAGACTGCGTACCACAACGACTACCGGGATAGATCGGGAGCCTGGAAGAATCAAGAGGCAGCTCTTTCAGGGTGATCCTGCCTAGTTGGTGAAGCTTCGTGTTTGCGAAACCATTCCAACCGCGCTGGCTGTAAGGTCAGCACACAACAGGAAAGAGCATTGGCGATGAGCGGGCCAGCACACAAGCTGCAAGTCGATCCGGAGGCGAAAGCTACCCGTATCAGTGCTCTTCCCGTTGTGGTAACTGCGGCTATGCGCGCGTGACGAGCCAAACCCGTCCAGATGAATACGTTTCCGGGCAGTGTACGTCGCTGGAATTGGCTAATACCAGCAGGTGGAGGCACCACCGCCACAACCAAATCACTCCCGTGATGCTGTGTTGTACCCCGTAATCATTGCTTCCAGTTTCGCCCGGTTCGCCGGGCATTTTTTTAAGGTGATCACCATGAGCGAGTGTATCGAGTGGAAAAAGTACAGAAGTGAAGATGGATACGGAGTACGAAGCTATAAGGGAAAGGTAGTCAAGGCTCACCGTCTAGCTTACTGCCAGAGTAAGGGTATTGAGCTATCAGAAATTGACGGCCTTGTCGTGAGGCATAAGTGTGACAACCCACCCTGCATCAATCCAGAACACCTTGAAATCGGCACTCAACTCGACAACAACAGAGATAGGGCATCAAGAAATAGATCTGCACACCTGAATGGTGAGAAGAATGGCCGGGCAAAACTAACCAGCGAGCAGGTGGAAGAAATTCGACGTAGATATGTAAGAGGCTCAAAAGACAGCAACACCGTAACCCTGGCTAAAGAGTTCGGTGTTTGTCAGTCTCACGTTAGCGAGATCGTGAGAAAAATTACCTGGTGATTAATCGTAGGGGTTATATTCTGTGATCGCCCGCCCCTGCTGGCCCTGCTGCTGACCGGGCACATACTGCTTCTTAACCACCGGGAAGGCGTAGGTCAGCACGTACGCGTCGGCGTTGTTGGGAGATCGGCCCAGCGTCTCTTTAACCTCTTCCTTGTCCTGCAAAATCTTCCGGCTGTCTTTGAGCCTGACCTTGTACTCTGGCGCACTCAGCTCGTCAGCTAAGTCCTGGCTGTCCAGCTGCGCTCCCAGCTTCAGCGCATCGCGGGCGGATTTGTACATCTCGCCGCGTTTGTTGCCCATCTCGGGATCGGCAGTACCACCGCCAAACTGTATCAGCGTCCAGTTCCGGCCCCAGTTATCACCCACCGATTTCAGCCCGGTGCCGTAGCCGTAGTCGATGAATACCGCGTCAGCACGATGCAGGTCTTCAAAGTCGGCGATCACCTTGGCAAACCACACATCGTCCGTGGTGCGCGGGTACTCGCCCAATTTCCGGCAGTGCAGCCCCTGACGCAGGTAGATAACCGCCGGGTCTTTGCCCTGGTGCGACGGGTCGACGCCGATGACCGTGGCCGCGTGCTGCACCTGGTCGGGCGTGATGACCCTGCCCACAGCCGGTCCGGTCAGCCCAGACGGAATAAACTGGTTCTCCGACGCGTCAGGGAAGATCCCCCGCACACGCACTTTAACGAAGTCCGAATCCTCGCCGTAGTCCTCCACCCATTTCTGGAGCTGCTCTTTGTTCGTGCCCTCGACGGTGCGGCTGTCAATCTGCTTCGCCTTCCAGCGGTGCCGGTACTTGCGGAAGCACTCACGGAAACGGCCGGTGTTACGTGTCGGGTTACCGAACGCCACCCATATGATCTCCGTATCCTCATCGGTCAGCGCACCCTCGGCTACCTCCCACACCAGATCCGCGATGTTGGAGGCTTCATCGAACACGACAATGATACGCTTGCGCTCGTTGTGCAGGCCAGCAAACGCTTCGGTGTTGTGCTCAGACCACGGAATGGCATCCGCGCGCCAGCGCTTGTCATGGCCCGGATCGTTGCTGTACATCGCCGTCGCGGTGGTGGTAAACCACTCTTTCGTGATGGACAGATTCGACCACTTGATGATTTCCGGCCAGGTCTTGGTGCGCAGCTGGTTGTCGGTGTTGGCGGTAACCACCACCTTGCAATCCTCGCAGGTAGCCATGCCCCAGTTGATGAGCATCGAGATAAAGGCGCTGTTATGCGTGACGACATAATCCCGGGCCAGGAAAAGGCCACCATCAACCTCAAAGCAAATTCCTGGCCCTTCCGCTGCCGGCTCAATACTTTCAATCCACTTTGTGGTGTACCGCTTTTCGGCGGCCACTAACTGCTTCTGCTTCCTGTTTATTCTGAATAATTGCGTCTCACCGTCCCATGTAATATGCGTAGACCAACTGCCAGCAAATTTATTCGGCTTAAACTTTTCGTTTCTTGCACGCAGACCAAGTGAACGCGCGATCTCGATCACGTCACGGGTGAGTTGCCTTGATGCAGAAGCAAAAGCCGCACCACCGCAACCTTTTTCAACCCAACCATCCGTGTCGAGCAGGCCCTGAAGAACGTTCAATCGATGCTCAGACTCAATGTAGCGTCGATCTACGCTGGCGTTATATGTGGTACAGCCAAAAAGTCCGGCATTAATCAAATCCACCTTGAGACCGATAGCGGTTCTGGTTATCCCATTTAAGCGTGTTGAATAAGAGATATTTTCCCACACTTCAGAATCAATATTGGTAATCCTACCACTGGCCTTGTCGCCATCGCCAAGCCATACACCGTATGTATACGGATCAACAGGTAGAAATTTTTGAGGATAAATAACACATGGAGAAGCAGGGATTTCCCATTGCCGCGCCATAGCTCGGCCATTTCTGCGCTTCACGCCACGCTCGAGAATGTCGATCGTCTCAAGAACATCCCATGATTGCGATCCTGTTCTGCGTGAATTCCTGCCTCTCACCTTCCATAGATGACCTGAAGACACGTCTACAGAAGTGCCGTCAGAGAATGTCACACGATAAAAGGGGCATGATTCATAGAACTTGGTACCAATAACTTTAATGGACTCCCCATTTTCACCGAATAGCAGATCACCAGGCCTAACATCAGACACGCACCGCACCCCTAAAGGAGTTGGCAATATATCGTCAGGACGTAGCGCTTTACCAATGCCATGACCTGATGCACGAGCTATCAGGCAAGGTTCGTGCCTCGTTTCAGGATTTTGAAGATGATCTCTGATCTCTGCGAACGCTTCTGCTTGCCATGCCCTGGGGCCTTTTGCATGTCCGAGTTCCGTCCCCTGCTCTCCCCATGGGAATGAGTACATAGCAAAGCTTAGAGGATCGTGAGTAAATTCAGCAATGTCCTCTATCAGCTGCTCTTCAAAAGAAATTTCCTGTTTAGCTGTCATTCGGAACCACCAGACTGCTTCTTGACGCGTTCACGTGCTCTGGCCATGCGGTCGGCGATGGTAACCGTTCCGGACACCTCAACACGCTCCTTGAACGCATTCACATCGACATGCTTACCGATCAGCTCCAGGTTCTTGACCTTGTCAGGCCACTTAATCGACTTCAGGACGCCGATAATCTTTTTCTCGTCGCCCTTACCCTCGAACAACTCGGCCACCTTCACGCCTGACAGGAACTGACGCCAAGCCTTCGGCCATGTACTCAGCGGCTTGAGGCTCAGGTCATCGTCCATGATATCGCCTAGGTCAAGCTCGTCTATTTCCTTCAGCCTCATTAGCACGTAGTCAGCCGATATACGGGATCGCTTATTACGTTCCTCCATCAGCTCGGCTATTCGTTTCTGGATGCGTTCATCACGCATCATCACGCTGGCTTTGGCCGCTGCCGTATTGGGCGAAAACCCTGCATCAATGGCCGCCTGACGCTGGTTTTCCGGCATTCTGACGTATGACTGGCAGTAAGCCTCCATCATTGCAGAGATGGGCTTAAACTGCGTTGATTTGCGTTTGTGAGGTTTGGGCGTCGCGGCCATTGTTACCACCTGAGTAATAATTACCAATATGGTAATACTATCACGCAAAATAAAGCCGCCATAGTCGGCGGCATTTGCAATTGATTAACGTAAATCGTGACATGTCACACCGTTAATTTCAGGTTATGCCAGCCGCTGGTCGCCCAGCACTGCGAATCACCCTGGCACGGGCAACTGTCTACCGGCAGCTTATCGCCGCACTTCCCGCACTGGCTGCCTGCCATCTTAGTCACCTGTTCTTTCAGGCGGGCATCATCCTGGCGGATCAGCATCGCAATATACTCGTTGAGCTCATACGGATCGCGACCGGGCCGCCGGGCGGCACAATTACGCGCCACCATGTCGATCTCCTGTTGGTCGAGCACCAGCTCCATCTTGCGGCCACCAGCAGCTGCCTGGCGGGCACGCTGCGCTGCTTTGCGCTCAGCTGGGGATTTAGGCACGAATAGCACCCCACACCAGGTTGATTAATGACTCCCAGGCAATGTAAACCCTGACTCCAGCAGCAAGGCCAAAGCCGATGACCATTGCGTAAAGTAAAGCGTCACACTTTGACATCACTTCAGCCCTCCAGCTTTTGCCTTTCGCAAGGCGCCAGAAACAATCCGCTCCGCACTAAAGTCAGTAAGCTCCATCTTTCCGTGCTTCACAATCTTAAGCAGGTGATTTGCGATAGCCGGAAGCATAACCTCCGGATCATTCGGGTCGAGATCTGCTTCTTCAGCATTTTCTGGGTAAAACATGAAGTTTCTGATGCAGAGATTACCGCTTCCGTCCGTTGTGACGGTGCCAAACTTTTTCACCTTCATTGCTCACCCTCCTGCTTCTGCGCTGCAGCCATAGCTGCTATGCGCTCAATGTCCCCTGCAGCCCTTCTGCAATCGCTTGCTGCTGTTGGCTGACCAAGCCGGTCGTAGTACATAGCCCACCACCTGACGATGATCGCACTATCTTCCAGGGTTTGCCCTTCCTGACTCCTGTATTGGTAATCGAGGCGTTCGGCGCTCATAAGCTCTCCTGCTTCGGTGCTGCCGGTAGTGGCTGCCAGTGGGTTATTTCGCTGCTTTGAAACTGAGCCTGTAGCTCGCTTTTTATAAACCACACTGGCCCCTGTCTCTTGCTTTCGCTCCACCACCCCCAGTAATTGCCATCGCAGGCTGGCAGTCGCTCGCTGCACTTAATCCAACCATCCGGAGTTACCGGATAGTTCAGTTGTTCGGCATTACCGAACAACTGAGGCGAGGCATACTCCATCGCCTCCACAAATAGGAGCTGAATTTTTGCGATTAGCTGGGCGTCCCCGCCGATGTGCTCCTGCCTGATCAGCCCCATCACCTCGCGTGCCAAGTCGAGCGCCTTGCTGTCGAATTCGCTCATGACTGGCCTCCGTTGCTTGCTGGTTGCTTGACGTGTGTTTTATTGAGAGCGGCGGCGCGGCAGGCTTCCACAATGCTTACCCGCAGAGAACTTAGCGTGGCTACGCTGTGACGCTCGCCAGTTATCTTGTCGATCCGTTTCATGAGGTCAGTTGCCAACAACTGAACAGCCAACTCATCAGGCACTACCGGCGCTGGCGGCGCGGCGCATTTATCGCCATGACAGATATCAGAACGGTAGTGCGCGCAATCATCGCAATTATCGTCACTGTGCATTTGTCGCCCATTCGTTAATGGCCGCGCCTTTTGTACAGACAGCAATCCCAAACTGACGTACGAATCCCGCTCCTGACTTACCAGCCTGCGGAGATCGGACTCAATTTCATCAGCCCACGGCTGCCACTCCTCTGGCAATCCACCTTTGGCGCTGGCGATGTGATTAGCGATACGATACAGCTGCTCTTCTTTGCTCAGTGTCATGGGTTAGTCCTCAATATCCAGAGTAAGCGCGGAGTGATGCTACTCTCGCGGTTATGTCATTAATGATTTCTTCCACCGATCCACTATGTTCATGGTCGTCCCGCAGGATATCGAGGGATCTGTCTATTTCACGCAACATGTCTTGCTGCCATTCCATATCTTCTGACTCTGGTATTTCGTATTTCATACTCACTCCCCCTCAATCTTCAGGCTGGCGGATGCCATGGCGACACGGGACTGAATGTCTGCTTTCGCAACGGCTTCCCACTTATTGCCATGCTCGAGATAAAGACTGAGGAACCAGTAGATAACAGCCGCCTGTTCATGCTCTGCTTTACGCCGTATATCGTCGCCACCCTTGCGCATCAATTCTGCCAAATGCGCGCACGTGAAATTAGGACGGCCTAGGATAGCTATCAGGTCATCGCTCAGCGGTGGTAGTTTCACCTCCCGCGCCTCCAGCTCAGCGATCCGCCGCTTATCAGCATCACGCTCTGCCAGCAGTTCGAGGATGGTGGCGGGGTTGGCAGCATCGTTGAAATTATTCAAATCAGTGATGTCATTATCGAGCTGCGTACCCTGCTGAAGAGATATGTCGAAAATGTCATCCGGAGGCATAACACTAAGCCGATCGTGCGCACCCTCCGCCCTCTCAGCCGCTGCTTTCAGCGCTGCGTATTTGTCGCTCATACAGCCTCCCCATCGACCCGGCGGAACTCGATCACCCACACCCAAGGGTTAGCCTGCCAGCTGTCATCTCCGTAGATGGATGACCACAGCCAGGAAAATACCTCTCTCGCATCATGGCTTGCGCCACCGAAATATTGATCGCCCTGATTGATGCAGTAACGGCCGCTGGCAGGTAACCTAACCAAACCCTCACGTGCGGCGTCATTTTGGCTGATTGACTGAAGGCGCTGTACGCCCACATTTGTAATTTCCAGCGTTAATCTCGACGCCCAGCGCGGCATGTGGATGCTCGGCGTCCATTTGTGGGACGGCTGTTTGGTGCATGATGCCACCGGCACGGTGCACGTAGACTCCGTGAAGCTGTTGCGCTCGCTGGCTTTGTACATCAGGCGGGCAACGTCAGTAGCGCAACCCATAACGCGGAATGCTTCCCGCACCCAGATGCGATCGCCAACTACACCGAACGGGCACTTAGCCAGAAACTCTTCGTTGGTGAAGTCCTGCCACACGCCGCTGCGATCACGCATTGAATAGACGTGGTCTCCATACCATCTGTCGCCCGGTTCCCGGTGAGAGATAACCTCGTGCCCGCGTGCCTGCATATTTTTGGCAGCTGACTGGATGATCCGCCGCGTCTGCGTCTTCCTGCCGTCGAGCAGCGCCCGGACCATCTCTGCGTTAAAAATCATGCCGCGCTCAGTCATGGTTAACCTCACCGTTGCGCAGCTGCTGCTCCCAATCTTCCAGCGCTTTCTCTGCATACTCACCTGAGAGGCCATCAGGTGCCGGAATCGTAGCTCTGGCTAATTCGTCTTTTGCATCGAGAATCATGCGAACCACGTCGCCTACCTCTGCAAGAGGCTTATTAACAAAGCCATGATTAAAGGCGGCAGCCAGACGGCCAGCGGCGTAGTTAATGCCCTCAGCCCATGCCTTTTGTCGCTGCTCGCGCTGCCAGGCGTCGGTAGTGGGGGTCGTTATTGACTCCATAATGGCCACCATTCCCGCAAGAAGTTGCTCGTCATCATTGGCACCGGTTAACGCCGCGTTCTCGGCAGCCTGGTCGCCAATGTCTGCTGCTGCCAACCAGTGTGCGGGAGTTTTCAGCGCTGCATTCTCCGCCGCCAGCTGGTTACGCTCAGCTTCAAGTGAGGCAAACTTAGCGGCAACAGACTTCGTACCGTCTTCGCCGCAGGCCTTGAACATCGTTTTTTCCCAGGCAAGTACATCGGCATGTTCGTCATCACGCTTCTTTGTCATCTCACGCAGAGCCGCTGCTGTGATATCCAGCTGCGCGGTCAGGCGCTGCACCAGCGATGCCGCGTCGATCATGCCGTGCTGGTTGCCCAGCAGCACGACCAGTTCATGCCCGGCCTTGACTAACTCTTTGGTTTTGCTTTCCATCTTTACCCCTTGTTACCCGTATAAGCTGTTGATTTAATTGATATGAAAAAGGATCTTCATTTCAGCCCTGCGCCGTATCTGGCTATCAGTAGAGCGTCGGCGATAGCCTGCCCCTTGGCTTTTGCATCCAGTGCCCGCAGTTCCGGGTACAGCTGAATAGCCCGGCTGCGCGCTGCGTCCTTGTCGCTGCCAATCAGCCCGGCGGACTTCTTCCAGGCCTGCGGCGTTACCAGCGTATAGGGGATGTTCAGCCCCTGGAGTATTCCCTCGATGACGCCGGCGGCGTGCCCGAAGGTGAACATGCTGGCGGTTCCCTGGCCGGGCATAGCTCCGACCTGCTCCAGGTATGCGTGCCCGATCTGGTAATCCCTGAGCCAGGCGGCCACTGCTGCGCCGTTCACTCTGGACTTGGTGCCGACTTTGATGGTTGGCATGTTCAGGTGATCGATGTAGCCACCCGTGGAACCCATGAGCACCAGCGCGCCACTACAACCGGGGTCAATCCCTACACACATCGTCATATTTACCTCACCGGTAATAATTACCTTAAAGGTAACAATTTGCAAGTAAAAAAATGCGCTTCCGCGCTCGTTGTCAGATTAAATCAGGCCGTTAGCCTTTCGCCGCTGGTACTCCTGGTGCAGCCACTGGGCCGGGGTCATCGAACCAAGGGATGCTGAGTTAGGCATGTACCGGAACTCGTGATCACCATCAGGCGTGTTATGGCTCGTCTGAATCACCTCACGCTTCGCCTCAAGGCTTTTTATCGGGTCAGGCACCGTTTCCCCTGCCGCAATCTTTTTAGCCCACTCATCGAGCTTTTTGGCCGCGAATTTCTCAACCTCGGCCTCACTCAGCTGGCGGCTGTACATCTGCCGCCGGGTATCGCAGACGATCCAGTACATCACCGGATGCTGCCAGGGGAATTTCTCGGGCCCGCCGGAGTGCAGCCCTTTCTCACGGCTGTAGCGCTCAAACTCCGCCATCACCGCGTCGATCCCGAAACCCAGCACGGCGGTGCTGTCTTTGCACCACTTGATGAACTGCCCGGGCGAAGGCCAGAACGGAGACGCGCTGGAGCGTGCGTGACGCATTCCTGCCGATACCTGCTCTCTGGTTCTGATGCCGCCTTCAGCGAATGCAGCGATCCACTGCTGTTTGGCAGACGTTTCCTGCGCCTGAGTCCTGAGATTGGTCTGCTCTGCCGCAGGGAATAGCTGCTTGAGCTGCTTAAACAGGGCATCAACCAGCCTTTCAGCGTCGATGTTTATTACGTTGTCGTGATCTGCATAGTGCCGGTCAGGTCCGGCCATTCTGGACAGCGCTGCACCATCACGGTTCTGTATTGCTGAGAAAAGTTGGTTCACAGGAATTCTCTCCATGCTTCGGGGCTGTTCCAGTGCGGAGCGGCCGCCTCTTCAAGCTGTTTTTTGATCGCTGGTTTCAGCTCAAAGAGCCCTTTCCAGCCGTTTGACATGCTCTGCTGCACGATGAGCATCTGCGTTTGCGGATCCCCACCAGAGAGGTTTAACAAATTGGTGATTGCTGCCCCCTCGCTGCGCTCAGTTGGCTGATACGCGTTGAACCGGTTTTCCCGCCTGTAGGCCTTCCACTCTTCCCACGCGGTAACGTTGAGCTGAGGAGGATACGGATATGGTTTTTTCTCACGCCTTCCCCTTGGGGGGTTAGGGGGGTTTTTATCTTTTATATCTTCCTCTTCCTCTTCCTCTGGTAACGCTTTTTGTAACGCTGACTGCGTTACATTTTGCGTATCACGTTTACGGTGTTCTGCAACTCTTCTGTTCGTAAGTGCCCGTTTTTTAGAGGATTCACCATTGTGACGGTCGAAGTTGGGTAGAAACATCTTTCCGTCCTCACAGGCAAGCCAACCGACGGCGATCAGCGCATCAGCAAAACCTGTAATGAAAGAGATACGATCCAGTACTCCACGTGTAACGCTGCCAGCGTTACCGTCAATTGTCTGTTGGTCGGCCCACGCCCATATGCGTACCAGCTTCCCGAGAACGGCATCAGGGTCGATATTGAGGATTTCCGCGATCTGGAAAATCTCCGGCTTGTCAGGTGTGATCACCTCGACTTTTATCCAGCTACTGGCCATCAGACCACCTCCGGCATACCAGAACCTTTAGCGGCCTCGTCCATGATTCGCTTAATTTCAGCCTGGCGGCGCAGACTGGTATTGATGGCGCACTCTACGCAGTGGCCGTTATAGACGTAGCGCTCGCTGTCATGCCCATGCTTACACTTTTTTCCTGTGTAATAGCGCTTTGAGCCTGCTTTGGCGGCCTCCATGCGGGTGACAATCTTCATATCGTGGCCTCATTACCGTTTACTATTACGACAATATTCAGCCAGAACGAAAAAAAGATCAACCATAAATGGATATTTATTACCTGAGCGGTACGAATAGATATGAAAAGACCGCCAGGAGGCGGTCAGAGGGGAGATCAGGAGTAGAAAAAGGTGACTAGCTCGGGCTTAGTGCGAACCCATTTACGGGCGCGGGATGCCTTGAAAAGCCCGTCCATCACGCGTTTGCCGGGCATCTTGCGCTTTCCGGTGAGGTGCGTCTGGATGTAATGGGCAGTAGTTCCGGCCTCAACTGCAAACCGCTCGCGCTCATCCGGCGTCAGCGCCAGCCAGGCCTTTTTAAAATCAAACTGTGCGTTCTCGCTCATAGCTATTGCCTGATATTTATTTCAGATAATAAATATTCACCCAATCGGTAATAAAAATCAAGGAATGTTACCTGAAAGGTTCATTTACCTCTGGGGTAAATGCGCGATAATGAGAATCATCAAATAATTCATATAAGAGAAAAATTTCCGGCAATGAAAAGCATCCATGATATTCGTCGCGATAACCTGAAAGACCTGATCGACCGTGATTTTAACGGCGTGCAGTCTCGCCTGGCGGAAAGAATGGGAACTGAGCCTAACCTGGTCAGCCGCTGGACGTCGGGAAAGAAAAATATTGGTGATGCGTCAGCACGCAAGATAGAGGCCGTCGGCAACAAGCCGCGCAACTGGCTGGACGTGGATCACTACCTGGCGCTACAGGCGGACGTGCGCGATACCGTCGACACGTCAGAGATAGGCCTGGTGGCAGCGCACAACCTGAAATTATGGATGGGCCAGAACCGGGAGCTGTCATCACAGCAGCGCGTAGCGGATGCCTCCGGCGTAAGCCAGGCGAGCATTAACCGCATGCTGCGTAACGAGGTAAGCATCACTATCGCCAATCTGGAAGCCATCGCCCGGGCGTTCGGTCGCCGGGCCTACGAAATGCTGATCCCTCCTGGCGACACAACCGTCATCAACTATGACCGCTCTCGCTACGCATTATTACCTGAGGGTGAGAAAGCGAAGATCGAAAGCTATGTTGATTTTGTGATAGTTCAGAGCGCAAGAAACGCTGAATAATTTCATTTAAATCAAAGAATAGCCCGCCTTGAGCGGGTTTTTTTGTGCTTGCAATATTACCTTTCGGGTAATTTTTTATGTTCATAGCTATTGACTACCAATCACATATGGATAATTATTACCTCACTGGTAACGCATTGAGGAGCACAGCAGTATGAAGACAGCCCATTACTATGCCAGCCGCGGCACTAAGTTCCTGGTGATCGGGGTAGACGGCAAGGTTACAGACGAGCGCTACGAAGTTAGCGGCAAGTCTGAGGCGCGTAAGCTGGCTAAAGAGCTTTCCGCCAAAGCCTGGAATTTCTGAGTTAGCGCCCCGGAAACGGGGCTTATCACGGCACCAATTGTTACCAAAATGGTAAACATGAGGATCGAAAAATGCAGTGGAGAATCATTAACGGTTGGCACTGTGTAACCCTCTCCGGGCTGATGAGCTGGAAGTTCCGCTCCCTCAGCGAAGCCGTCACTTGGGCTTTCACTACCAAAGAAGCCCGCAGCGTGGATGCACAGTGGAAACCAGAGTAACCGCAATGTGGCGCGGTAAGCAGTACACGGTCACAAGGCTGGCATGCGGGTATCTGTGGCGCATGTCATCAACAACTAACCCGCTCAACGGTCAGACGCTGAATTACGACCAGATGATAAACGCGGGAATACCAACGGGGTATGAAGATGAAAGTTCAACAGCAAATGAAGCTTAAGGCGCTGATGCCGATCTTTGAACGCGATTACCGTCTGGCCGAGCAGCTGCACGATCGCCAGGTCGAGCTGCAGGAAACTCTCAAAACCGAGTACATCCTGCCCGCGTTCGAAAACCTTCTGCGTGCCGGTGTGAGCCCTCAGATCCTCAATGTCGCTATGGAAAGCGTCGAGTTTGAAGAAACCCTGGCCGCATTCATCAGCGAACTGACCGGCATTGTCGGGCGTTGGGAAATGGCCGACAAGCTCGACAAAGAAGGTGACCACGATTGTGGAATGACGCTGCGCGACAAGCTGGCAGTTAGCGCCATGCAGGGGATGCTGCCGTCAGGTAACTATCAGGGGCCAATCCCCCGCAGGGCCTACGAATTAGCTGATGAAATGATCATCGCCCGGGAGGCGTCATGAATCCTGGCATCTATCACGATATCAGCAACGAGGACTACCACGCCGGGGACGGCGTGAGTAAGTCGCAGCTCGACATGGTTGCTGTCGATCCGTCCCTGCTGCCGTGGCAGCAGTCCGCGCCGGTAGATACCGAAAAGCTCCAGGCGCTGGACATGGGATCCGCCCTGCACTGCCTGCTTCTGGAGCCGGAAGAGTTTGATAAGCGCTTCATTGTGGCCCCTGAGTTTAACCGCCGCACTACCGCCGGCAAGCAGGACGAAGCCGCATTCCTGAAAGACGTATCGGGCATGGGCATGACCGTAATGGCTGCCGAGGACGGCCGCAAGCTTCAGTTGATGCGCGGCAGCGCAATGGCCCACCCGGCGGCGCGCTGGCTGCTCGAACAGGAAGGCGGCTGCGAATCATCTCACTACTGGATCGATGAGGAGACAGGCGAACTGTGCCGCATCCGCCCGGATAAGCAGCTGCGCAAGTTCCCGATCATCGCCGACGTGAAGAAAGTAAGTGACATGTCACGCTTCGCCCGGCACATCGAGGAGTTTCGCTACCACGTACAGGACGCCATGTATCGCGAAGGGGCGAAGCACACAACCGGCGAAGAGCACCGCTTCGTGTTTATCGCCGTGAGTGAGTCCATCGACTGCGGCCGCTACCCGGTGCGCGTGTTCGAGCTGGACGCCTACGACAAAGATGAAGGTCTCCGCCTTTTTCGCCGGGATCTGAATACCTATCACCAGTGCCGCGCCTCCAGTGAATGGGGCGGCGTTGAAATCATTAAACGCCCTGAGTGGGCGCGCAAACAGGACATGTACGCATGAGCAACGAAATCACCTTAACCGCAGAACGCGGCGCAACTATCGGCACCGCCGCGGCCATCTTCAGCCCGGAAGGTATGGATCGCCTGGTGCGCTTCGCCGAACTGATGTCGCAGAGCAAGGCCACCGTACCCGCGCACCTGGCTGGCAAGCCTGCTGACTGCCTGGCAGTAACGATGCAGGCGGCACAGTGGGGCATGAACCCGTTCGCTGTAGCACAGAAAACTCACGTTGTTAACGGCGCACTGGGCTATGAGGCCCAACTGGTTAACGCAGTGGTCTCATCCTCTAACCTGCTGGCGACACGCCTGAATTATCAATGGGATGGTGACTGGTCGAAAGTAAACGGTAAGACCGATAAATCTCCGAACCTGACCGTTACCGTCTGGGCAACCATCAAAGGCGAGGAGGAGCCGCGCACGCTGACGATCAGCATGGCACAGGCAGGTGTGCGTAATTCCCCACTCTGGGAACAGGATCCGCGCCAACAGCTGGCATACCTGTGCACCAAACGCTGGGCGCGCCTGCACGCTCCTGACGTTCTCCTGGGCGTCTACACCCCTGACGAACTGGCAGAGGTCACCCCGCGGCCAGAGCGCGACGTTACGCCGGTCAATACGGGCAGCCTCAATTCGCTGATCCACCAGAAGCCTGAAGACCAGCCGAAACCACAGGAGAACCAACCGAAGAAAGATGATCGCGGCCCTGAAGATATCCTCTCCGGATTCTCGGCGGCAGCAATAGCAGCCCGCAGCGTGGAAGATCTGGACAGAGCCTACAAGTACGCTTCGCAGCGCCTGGCTGAACGCCAGGACCTTCTGGAAACCGCTACCGATGTCTACGGCATCCGTAAAGACGAGCTTACCGGCGAAGTTTAACCATCTCGCGGCGCAGCGCGCGCCGCACCACATCAACGAGGAGTATCTATGAAAAATGCATTAAGCAAGAAGCAGGTGCTGGAGATGGTTCCGCTGTCGTGGAGCACCATCGATCGCCTGGAGCAGGCAGGAGAGTTTCCGCCGCGTTTCTACATCACTGACCGCCGCTGCGCATGGAATGGCGATCAGATCGAGGAGTGGCTCGACAAGCGCCAGGCTAACAGCCCGGCAGAATTTACCGGAAAAAAGCCGCCAGTTGAGCAGCGTGTTTTCCGTCCCGTTAGCTCAGCTGCTGCGTGAGGTTCGCATCATGGCTAAGTCCCGTCTCGAAAAGCACCACGAAGAGAAAGTGTTAGCCCGGCCAGCGCCGGGCACACCGGTGGCGGTAACTCCGGCAGCGATGGAGATCGAAAAGCTGGCTATCGCGCGTGAGGAGCGCGGCCAGTACCGGGTAGCGGCGAATCTCTGGCTGAAGTGCATGGACAAAGCACGGGGAGAGGTGGAGCGCTCCCGAATTGCCATGCGCCGACAGCGCTGCATTGGCCTCAGCAATGGGCTTCGCAGTGGTGAATACAGCGGCATCAACTCTGGCGACATTACCCATCTGTGGGGTGATCTATGACTAACACTACCGACAACATCAGGGTCGGCAGTGTCGCCCTGGTCTATTCCGTAAGCCGCCGGGGCTGGGTTGCCCCGCGCGGCAAGGTAATAAAAAACCCGCTCAAGGCGCAGCGCCTGGCGGAAGAACTTAACAGCAGGAAGGTGGCAGCATGAGCGATTATGGGGGAAGTAACACACCGGCTGAGCAGCGCGATCTTTGGCGCACTCCACCTGCCATTTTTGCAGCGCTGGATGCTGAGTTTTTCTTCCAGCTGGATGCAGCTGCCAGTGCTCAAAACGCATTGTGCCGGCGCTTCATAACTGAAGAACAGAACACGCTGGAGACCGACTGGTCGTCATTGATTTCGGGTCTTCCGGGGTACGTCTGGATGAACCCACCATACAGCAATGTAGGCCCTTTCGTAGCAAAGGCGGCGGCAGAGAACGAAAAGCACAATATCGGGTGCGTGATGTTGCTAAACGCAGATACATCCGTTGGCTGGTTTCTCGATGCGATAGCCACAGCTCACGAAGTCAGGTTTATCACTGGCGGTCGCCTGGCCTTTCTCAGCGCTGCAACAGGTAGGCCCGTGTCCGGGAACAACAAAGGGCAAATGCTCATTATCTGGCGTCCGTGGCCGCGTACTCACTGCCAGATGACTACCGTGGATCGTGATGGGTTAATGAGCTTTGGCGCAAAAATCCTTGCTAAACGGGAGGCCGCATGACAGACCATCAGATCGCCGCCTGGTGCATTGGTTACGGCGTACTGCTGGCGCTGGTATGCGTCAGCCAGTGGCTCAATCTGCGCGGACGGGAGGTGTGCCGTGACGCGCAGTGATATAGAGCGCTACGAACGTGAAAGCGTGATGCGCGCCCTTGGAACCAATCGCGGCCCCGGCGATGACGGCGCGCAGCAACTTATCCGTAGCAGTGAGCGCCGCCGGGCGACGCAGCCATCAGGGAAGAAGGTGAAGCAGCGGGCGTGAGCTATCACCTTCTTTCATCCAGGCCTCAAACATAGTCGGGGAGAACTGCACTATATCGGTGTGATCCCCGCGTATCCACGCATCGACCATATCAGCCCAGTGTTGCAGCATGTACTGCCGCTGGCGGCCATACTCCGCTTTGTTGTACACCGCACGCGTTCCCTGCATTTTCCTGGCCTGGCCCTTCTCTATCCAGTCCGGCGGGTAGTCGGCCTCATGCAGCAGCGTACTGGCCGTGCGCCGCAGATCATGCACTGTGAACTTCTCCAGTTTCTGCCCTGACTCATTGATGCTGACCAGCACACGATCGATAAGAGAGTTCAGTGCAGCGTTCGACATAGGCTTATTGAAGTTATAGCGCCCCGGGATCAGGTACGGGCTGCCTGCGGAACACATCTGTAGCGCCACCATTAAATCATGTGCCTGGCGTGAAAGGTAAATGGCGTGAGGCTTGCCGTTCTTCATTCTCTCGGCGGGGATCGTCCACACGGATTTGCTGAAGCTTACCTCCTCTATCCTGGCGTTAGTAAACTCGCTTTTCCTTACCATCGTTAACAGGATGAGCTTTAACGCCATCTTGAGCATCGTCGATGAGCCGAATTTGTCCATCGCCCGAAAAAATACACCGATCTCCCATGGTTGCAGGTGTCGATCTCGCTCCTGGAACGTGGCGATTGACGATGGCTTGATGTCGGCTGCGGGATTAAAGAATCCGTGCCCACGATCGTTCGCGTGCCGGTACACACTGCTGACGATCTCCCTGGCGCGTACCGCAGTGGCCTTACCGCCGCGCTCGACAATCTTGTCGCACATGCTTAGCACCATAGCGGTGGTGATCTCAGACATCAGTTTGTTGCCAAGCACCGGTATCAAATCGCGATCGATGATAGCGCGCTTAAGCTCCCGCGTACTGGGCGCAAGGGTGGCGTGCTGCATATATCTGTCGGTATGTACCGTAAAAGTGTCTCCGCTTTTGCTCTTACTGATACCGTCGCGTTTCGCCGCAGCTGGCGACTGGCCTGCCTTCAGGAGCTTTTTGGCGGATATCAGTTCTTCCCTCGCTTCCGCCAGACTGATACCGTCACGGCCATACTGTCCGATCACCAGTGTCTCTCGCCTTCCGTTTATCCGGTAATCGTACCGAAACGAGACACTGCCTGACGTGAGCACGGCTACATAGAGTCCGTCCCGGTCAGAGACTTTGTATATTTTGTCCTTCGGCTTGAGGTTTTTTAGTTTGGTATCGGTCAGCAT